GGCGTGAGCATTGGACGACGTTCGCCAGATGCGGCAAACCCTGAGCCACGTGGTCCGATCGGTACAGGCGGCAACTTAAGGTCGTCAAACAGGAACTTAGTCACGCCTTGCTGAATTGCTTGGCCACCTGGTGTTCGTGCTTGCAATGGTTCAGAATACTTTTCAATCAGCTTATTGACATCCGGCAATTGAGCACGCTCATTAGCCACTCTAGCTGCATTCTCTTCGTCGCCTGACAACTTGTACAAAGCTTCGGCGCCTAGCTTGTTGACGTTAGATAAACCTGCTTCGCCAACAGCTTGCCATACAGGGACGATAGCCGCAGGTGAAAAAGACACGCCTATTCGACCTACGTCTTTTACTGCTTCTCGTGCCTCAAACCCCTTTTTAATCGCAGTACCTAATGGGTTACTAATAACTTCGTTAAACATGTTAACAACTTCATCAAGCGGTCGTCCTCGCTTAGTTAGCTCATACTGCATCTGATCGATGCTGGGTTCGTCTCCTGGCACATAATTGCCGAGTGCGTCATAAGGCATATGGGTTTACCCTCATCGGTCGATCCTCATCGTACGAGTCGTTCGGATCATACACCGGATCAATGTTGATGAGCCCCATGTCACGCAAAATACGTAGTGCTTGTGAAGTCGAGTCGGTTAGGTCGTCATGACGTACTTCCGGGAACGAACACAACTGGCTAACCAGCACCTCGGCCCAGTCTCTTGGCATGCCTTCATTCCTCGTAGACTCTGGTATGTAGACCCTGCCTCGTTGTATCAAAGGCGCCACCAAGTTAAGCCGTGTCATCTTGTCTGCGTTTCCAGGGTTGTACCCACGAACAGGCAACCCAGCTCGTTGCAAGTCTTGCAGTAGACTGATGCCTGCCGACTTGTCTTCGATCAGTATCAGGTCTACCTTCTTTCCGTTTCCGAACTCGTTCTCATCGCCATAGATCGATGTCGACTCGTCGATGACTTTGGACCGAAGATCTGGGTACTGTATGTACTCCTCCCAACAGTCGATCAACATGACTGCCATCTTCTTGTCAGCACTTGGCTTGAAGACGCCCCAAACGGTGCATGCAGTCGGGTCGTTGGCTGTCTTCTCGCTAGTCGCACAGTCGTAGGACTGAACCACGTACTCGAACTGTGGCAACGGCTTCTCAGCTGGCCATAGCTTGAACCAGTCACGCTTGATGATGCCTGACTCTTCGGGGTCGATGATCTCAGCATAGATCTCTTGGCGCCCCAGTTTCGTCCCTTCGTACTGCATAATGTTCGCCTTAAAGCTTGGCGCCAAGTTATGCATGTTGTCATACGTCGTTGCTGTCGTATAGATGACGTCTTCACCGTCACGGTTTGCCAAGTCAACGATCAATGGCTTCGGCTTCGGTGTCGTAGTACAAATGATGCGTGGCTGATTGCCAAGTCGCATGCCGAATTGCAACATGTTCCACGCTTCGTCAAGGTAGTGCCAAGCTGCCAACTCATCAAGCCAACCACCATGAAACTGCGGACCACGAAAGCGTTCAGGCTCAGATGCCGCAATGCCTTTGATGATCGACCCATTGACCAGTGTGATTTCATGTTGTGATTTGTTGTAGTTGTCGATGAGCACTGCTGGGATGACGCTCATCAGCCCTGAATCACCCTCATAGCACACATCGCGAACGTCGCCTGACGTTGGTGCCGAGACTAGCCATCTGGTCTTTGGCTTCGTCCAAGCTTCCCACCACGCCCATTCAGCAGCGCACCGAGTTTTACCTGCGCCACGACCGGCAAGCAAGAGCCAAATGCTCCACCACTTGCCCTTAGGCGTGATTTGATGATTGCTGGCTATTGACAGCCACTTAAGTCGCGCTTTAATCGCTGCTTGCCATTCAGGGCTCGCATGATTTAAGTTCGGCCCTGCTTGTAAGCGTTGGGCGAACTGTTCAGCTATTGACTGACTTAGCATCGGTTTGCCGGATAGACAGCAAGTCGTCCATCAGCGACTGTGCAAAGTCATGGACTACATCTACCTGAATTGCTTTGTCATCTTTACCAGTAACTTCGACTTTAGAATTTTCGCGGTATTTAGCTGGGAATCGTGCTGCCATGGACCGAGACCACAGCGATGTGTTTAGCTTTGCACCCTGCGGCTGTTCAACCATGTACGCCAACGCCGTCTTCTCAAAGTACACCATTTCAAGCATCTTCGCTTTGTCCATGGCATCAAGGAATTCAGCGTGCACATCCATCCAATTGTGCAATGTGGTCCAAGACACATCAAACTCAGCCGCGATCATCTCGCGACTATAGCCTAAGCGACCAAACTCGATGGCTTGATCGCAATAGGCTGGAATGTATTTGCTGGGTTGCCCCGGGCCGCGTTTCGCTACCATATGCACCTCTTTGCCAGATTGTACACTACCACTTGACTTTGTTGGCCCAGTACGCGGCACTCATCTTGCCTTTGGCAATATTCTTGGCATGTCGGTCTTTAAAAGCTTTGTTTCGCTTAGAGCCGTCAGGAGAGCCAGACACGCCTTGTTGCCCGAATCTTATAAGCTTCACAGTCTCGCCTTCTTTGGCGAGCACAACATGGCTTTTTGTTGCATGGCTAGGCGTTCGCTTCGGGACGTTGTAGCCTGAAAATGTCTCAGATCCGCGTTTGATCATCTTGGCACCTCTTTGCCAGATTGTACACCACGGATTACAGCCATGCTTTGCCTACTTCAATTGCCCCTCAAAATTACAAAATACAAAATTACATCCTCACAGAAAGACTATATACGAACGATGTAAATACATTCTCTCTTATAATATTATTTCTTAATGTAATTTTGTAATATTGTAATTTTAAACAGAAAACTGAACGCTGACAACAACATTCTAAAATCTTGGCTCGTAATTTTCTAGTAATTTTGGTCATGATTCTTGTTACATTTGCTCAATTTCTTGTCTGACTGCCTGATCTGTCTCAGTTGCCAATGCACTTAGCGCTCCGTGCTTCAGCAGATCCTTGTCTGGCACCGGCGGATTTGTAATTTTGCAGACCGTGAACCTAGACGTTTTGCCTTGCATCGTTATTGGCTTTGATTCTAGATCGGCATAGTTAAGCAACGCTTTCTTGATGTATTGTGACTTAGCTCGGCTATCATGTCCCCACTTCTCACATAGCAATTCAAGTTGTGCTGGTGTAAATGCTGCATAGCCGTTAAGCCTTTCAATTACCCAGTCACTTAGCTCTTTGGCAAATGCTTCTATTGGACTACGGCCGGCTTGGATGGCGATCTTCTTGTATGCTGTATCTGGTGCAGGCTTGGATGGGTCAAAGTCGCTGATGTCTCTGTTGTAGTACCAATTCAGGACTTTGACAAAGCCACGTTCTTGTCTTGCCCATGTCATCAGGTTCACAACTTTTGGGTGTGTCTCAACGTTAGATAGACTGCTTGGTTTGTATATGGCTTCCCGCCTAGCATTGTTGCCCATCTTGGTGATGTACGGCTTATTGGAAGTAAATATAAAGTTCATATAGTTCTCAATGTTGTATTGAGCGCCATACTTGTTGTTGATTGCAATCTCCTTGCCTGTGATCATGCTCTTGAGCTGTGCTGAATGGTCTTCACGGTCACTGCTTGGTTCATTTATCACAATAAGAACTTTGTTCTTAAAAATGCCGTTGAAGTTGCCAAATAGCTCATCAGGTCCGATGATGATAGCCGGCCCATGCTCACCAAGGCCAAGCATTTCAGCTATGAACTCGGCAACTGCTGACTTGCCAATGCCTTCAATGTTCGATACGAATTGCGGGGTTGTGTTGTTTCGCCTGTAAGGATGTTGTATTACATTGGCGACCCAGTCATGCCAATAATCAGCGAATGACGGTTCATCTCTAAAGAAATACTCACAAAAGTTCAGGTACCAAGACACATCGCCATCTATAGGATCATTTAGCCAGCTGTTCAGGTAGTTGTAATTGCCATCCGGCGTGATCTTGAGCCCTTGGTATTGAGGAAACACACCGACTTTCCTGATGTCGCACCTCCGTTTCCATTTCTTATATTCTTCCAGCAACACGATCTCTCTGGTAGTGATCTTTGGCGGTTGTGTGCCACGGCCAGGGACAGTGATCTGTTGCATGAAGACATGCTGAGCACTGTCAATCTTGGCTTTGTGAAACGGCATGATATGGCCATCATCGATACGGATCACATCGCCGTTGTACAACGCATATTTTGTACTGAACTCATGAAGCTTCACATCCAATGTGTCAATGCCGTTCATGATGACTGAGGTCGAAGCTAGCACTGCGCCAAGTGTGCCGCCGGCATCTAGGTGGTCATCAATGGCAAACTTGCTGCCTTTGCCAGGACCGAACCGCCCAACGCGACAAAGGTGCACTTCTGCACCTAGTCCTCGAAGAGTCACCGCTAATTTCGTTTCGGCAAATGCCACCTGTTCATTAGGCTCGCCATCTTCCTTGGCGCCATCATAGTCAAAGACAATAAGAACTTTCCGGTGCTTGGTGTCGAAGCTTGACTTCTTTTGCCACATGAACATCATCAGGTCCGGATGTAGATGCACCCCGCTTTTGCTGGTCCAGCTAGTCACACCAGCCAAGCCGATACATGCATGGGTCAAACCTTCGGCTGCTACGGCTTTGGTGATGGACCAGCTTTTAAACTCGCCTTCGGTGATGATGATCGGTATGTCGACATTGTTGATGACTGATCGCCACTGCACCTTAGGCGGAAAGTAGATGTGTGACCCGCTGGCTCTGGCCTGCGAGTATTTCATCTTTGTTTTAGGGGTCAGTAGTCTAACCCTTACAAACCCTGTATCTGCGCCATCAATGTCAAAATACGGTATTTTTACAGACCACTCGAACGTGTGGCCAAGCAAGCCCTTGGTTTGATCTTTGTCTAAAAGTTCAAGGCCTAAAGTTTGTTCATCTTGGTCATCATATTTGCGGTTTTGTAAAAAAGTTTTGTATAATTGTGCTGGTTGTGTTATATGAGATGCGAATCCCATTGACATAATTGGTTCCTTTTGTTTTCATGCAGTTGTCTTATTGACTTTAAAGGCCCTAGGTTCCTAGCCTAGGGCCTTTTTTTTCGATCATACCAACAACAGCTCATCCGCCTTAGCAACTGCCAAAGATTTTAAGTTTTGGCCGTCACCAAACCATGCACGGTCCATACGGCTATCGGCTGTACGGCCTTTGTGGTGGTCAACATATTCTGTGACTGAGTTAACTAAGCCCCAGACTGTGTCTTTGGCAGTAACTAAATTGCTGCCTTTGCCACCGCCTTGGAACAGGCTCATCAACATTTCGGTTGTTTTCTTGCTAACCACCACATCGCCTTCGGTGGTTGTGTAGGAAGCAATTGAATCAAAGTAGTTCTTGGCCAATGATTCGCTAACAGTCACTGAACACCATTGATCTACCTGACCAACAAACTTGGTCCAGCTGTGGTTTGCCAAGCCAAGTTGTGCCTTGACCGCAGACTCATCAAACACTGACCGGTGGTTAACACGAACCACAGACTTAG